GAGACGCTGAACCTGCTGCCGATCGAGCTCCTGCCCAAGGGCTACACCGAGCGCACCCACGCGCCCAGCATGCGCATCGTGAACCCTGAGAACGGCTCGACCATCGTCGGCGAGAGCGGCGACAACATCGGCCGAGGCAACCGCACCTCGATCTACTTCAAGGACGAGTCGGCCTTCTACGAGCGCCCCGACGCGATCGACGCGGCGCTGTCCCAGACCTCCAACTGCAAGGGCGACGTGAGCACGCCAAACGGCGCAGGCAATCCGTTCTACCGCAAGCGGCATGGTGGCCGGATCAAGATCTTCGTGTTTGACTGGAAGGACGACCCGCGCAAGGACGAAGCCTGGTACGAGCGCCAGAAGTCGACGCTGGACCCGGTCATCGTGGCGCAGGAGATCGACCGCGACTACACCGCCTCGGTGTCCAATGCCTGGATCTCTGGGCCCATCGTGCTCGAGGCCATGCGCCGGGGCCCGGCTGACGTGCAGGCCATCGGGCCGCTGATGGTCGGCGTCGACGTGGCTCGGTTCGGCAACGACAAGAGCTGCATCACCTTCCGCAAGGGCCGGGTGGTCTACCCGCAGATCGTCTTCGGCATGTGCGACGTGGTCGACGTGGCCGGCCGCGTGAAGCAGGCGATCGAGGCCTGGGGCGAGGCACCTAGCCAGATCGCGGTGGACACCATCGGCATCGGATCCGGTGTGGCCGACATCCTGCGGCGCGAGTTCAAGCGCCAGGTGGTGGACGTCAACTCGAGCCTGCGCCTGTCCGACGGCCAGAACTACAACCTGCGGGCCAGGATGTGGCGCGACCTGCGCGAGTATCTGAAAAACGGGGCGTCGATCCCCAATGATCCCGAGCTGTCGACTGACCTCACAGCCCTGCAATACGAGTTCCGTGGCGGTGAAATGCTGATGGAATCGAAGGATGACGCCAAGAAACGCGGCATCAAATCACCAGACAGGGCAGACAGTTTGGCGTTAACATTCGCCCATCCCGCGCGCGACATGGCAGATCTGCCTGCGCGTGCTCACACCGAATACGCAATTTTCTAGGAGTTCATCATGGGTGGATTGTTCAGCAAGCCAAAGGTCCAGCAGGCCCCGACCCCTGTCGAAATCAAGGCACCCGTGGTCAACACCGAGCAGGTAGAGCGCACAGCCACCGACATCATGCGCCGACGCAGAGGCACGCAGGCCACCATCACAGGGGCCGGCGAGATCGGATCCACCTCTGGTTCTGTCGCAGCCAAGTCGCTGCTGGGAGCCTGATCATGGGTGGATTGTTTCGCAAAAAACCAGCCGCTGCTGCACCCGCCGCCGCACCCGCTGCTGCACCAGAAGCCACTTCCGCAGCTGCTGCTACCGAGCCGGCAAGCACTACACCACTGACGGCGCAGGAACAAACCACGGTCGCCGCACAGGTGCGCCGCAAGCGCAACGGCTTGGGCAGCACGATGACTGGCGCTGCGGCCGCAGGCACGACTGCCGGATCGGTGGCGTCGAAGGCTTTGCTCGGCCAATGATGATGCGATAATCTCAACAATACTAGGAGCGCCTCAACATGGCCGATTCACGCGCAGACACCTGCCTTTCCCAGCACGACCGGCTGAAGACCCAGCGCTCCACCTTCGAGAAGGTGTGGCAGCAGATCGAGGACCGGATCAACCCGACCGACGTGCAGTTCTCGTCGACCGTGGCAAACACCACCAAGGGGCAACAGAACACCGAGAAGGTGTTCGACTCGACGCCCGGCCTGGCGCTGGACCGCTTCAAGGCGGCGATCCACTCGCTGGTGACGCCCCGCAACCAAACCTGGCACAAGCTCAAAGCCTCCGACGAGGCCCTGGCTGACGACCAGGAGGTCACCCGCTACCTCGAGGAGGTCAACAAGCGGCTGTTCTCGGCACGCTATGCGGCCAACTTCGACACCGAGGTACAGGGCTCCTACTACCAGGCCGGCAAGTTCGGCAGTATGGGCATGTTCGTTGGCGAGCGCCCAGGAAAGTCGCTGTTCTACCGCTCGGTGCCGATGAAGCAGCTGTTCTTTGCCGAGAACGAGTTTGGCATTGTCGACCTGGTGCACCGTGATTGGTTCTGGACGGCTCGCCAGGCGTTTCAGCGCTGGGGCAACAAGCTGCCGCAGGCCATCCAACGGGCTGCCGAGAAGTCGCCCGAGGCTGAGTTCCGCTTCCTGCATGTGGTCAAGCCGCGCGCCGACGCCGACGTCACACGCAAGGACTACCGGGGCATGGAGTTCGTGAGCTACTACATCTCCTTCGACACTCGCGAGGTGATCGAGGAGGGCGGCTTCCGCGCGTTCCCATACCCGGTGAGCCGCTACGACCTGACGTCTGGCGAGGTCTACGGCCGCAGCCCGTGCATGACGATCCTGCCCGACGTGAAGATGCTCAACGAGATGAACCGCACGACCATCCAGGCCGCGCAGCTCAAACTGCTTCCGCCCATGCTGGCGCATCGTGACGGCATCCTGGACGCTGTGCGCTTGACGCCTGGCGCTCTGAACTACGGCGGCGTCGACGACAACGGCCGGCAGATGATCCAGCCACTCGATGTGGGTGGCGACATCAACATCGGCATGGAGATGATGAACCAGAAGCGCTCGGTCATCAACGACGCGCTGCTGTCCACGCTGTTCCAGATCCTGGTCGACAAGCCCAACATCACGGCCACCGAGGCCATGCTGCGTGCGCAGGAGAAGGGCCAGCTGATCGGCCCGACTGGTGCCCGTATTGAGTCCGAGTTTCTGTCCAACATGCTTTACCGTGAGCTCGACATCCTGGCCGCTGCCGGCCAGCTGCCCGAGATGCCCGAGAAGCTGGCAGAGCGTGGCGGTCTGTTCGAGATCGAGTACGACAGCCCACTGTCTCGCGCCCGTGAAGCCGAGGGTGGCGTCGCGATCCTGCGCACCTTCGAGCAGCTCGCACCGATCGCCCAGATTGCTGGCGCTGCGGTCTACAAGCGCTTCAACGTCGACAAGATCAGCGAGGAACTGGCGCGCTTGAACGGCATGCCGGCCAAGCTGCTCTACACCGACGACGAGATGGAAGGCATCGACGCAGCAGCAGCCGAGCAGGCCCAGATGCAGCAGCTGCTGCAAGCCGCACCCGTGGCTGCCAGTGCGGCCAAGGACATCGCCCAGGCTTCGGCTCTGGCTGGTGCACAGCCCAATGAAGTAATCCCCGGCCCGCTGCCATCATGACGTGCGCATCATGCTGACCACCATCGTGGTGACGTTCGAGTCGACCGAGGGTCGGCTCGTTGATGGTGACCCGACAGGCTGGCTGGCTGTGATCGATGAGCTCCCCGAGTTCGTGGGCCACGGCCACAGCGAAGACGAGGCGGCGGCAAATTTGTGTGAACAGTTGAATGAAATCGTATGGCACTGAACGTCTCGATGTTCCTGAAGTTTTGGAACCTGCGCGAGCATTACCGCGCCGTCTTTTGGCGATCTGAAACCGATGAGGCGCACCTGCGTGCGATCATCAACGACCTGCGCGAGTTCTGTCGCGCGGACCAATCGTGTGTCGTGGTGGCGAAGGATGGCCGCATCGACACGCATGCGTCGGCTGTAGCGGAAGGCCGGCGCGAAGTGTGGCTGCGGATCACGCAGACCCTCAACCTTTCCGACGAAACCCTGCAACGCTTTAAGGAGCAAGAGAATGACTGAACCCATTGCGCAATACATCGGCGTGAAGCTGATCAACGCCAAACCAATGACTCGCCTAGAGTACAACACCTTCCGTGGCTGGGCCCTACCTGCTGACGAAAACGGCGACGATGAAGGCTACCTGGTCGAATACCTCGACGGCGGCAAGGCCAACCACAAAGACTACGAGGGCTACATCTCTTGGTCGCCGAAGGACGTGTTCGACCGGGCATATGGCCCGACCACTGGCATGACCTTTGGCTTGGCGATCGAGGCCTTGAAGAAGGGCTCCAAGGTGGCGCGAGCTGGCTGGAATGGCAAAGGCATGTGGCTTGTGTTGGTGCCAGGCACAAAGGACGTCGCACTGCGTGCGGGCACGCCATACGAAAAGGCGCTCGGCGATGTTCCTCCGATCGAAATCCTTCCGCACATCGACATGTGGACGACGAACGCACAAGGCCGTCGCGCGATGCTGCCGGGCTGGCTCGCCAGCCAGACTGATATGCTTGCCAACGACTGGTCGATTGTTTGACCGCCACACACCAAGGAGCCTAAGCCATGACTGATCCCGTATCGAATCCCGCACCGGCCGCACCTGCTGCACCGGCACCAGCCGTAGCTGCCGCGCCTGCTGCACCCGTGAACGCTGCTAGCGCTCTGATGGGCGACCCTGCCGCCGCTGCTGGCGCTGCTGCTGCTCCGGCCGCACCGGCTGCCGCTGATCCTGCTGCGGATCCAGCCAATCCCGCCGACCCTGCACCTGCCGCGCTGACTATGCCCGGCAAGGACGCGACGCCCGAGGAGTGGTCCGCGTTCTACGCCCAGATCGGCCGGCCAGAGACGCCCGAGGGCTACGAGCTGCCGCTGCCTGAAGGCGACGACGGCGCGTTCGCCAAGCAGATGGCCCCGATCCTCCACAAGCATGGCGTGAGCGCCGAGCAGGCCAAGGGCCTGGCTGCCGACTGGAACGCGATGGTGGCCGCACAGGTCGCCGAGATGGATGCAGCCGATGCTGCACACGCCACAGCCATGAACGCCAAGAACACGGCCGAGGCTGCCGATCTCAAGAACGAGTGGGGCCAGGCGCACGACGCCAACATGCACTTTGCCAAGCTGGCGGTGCAGCAGTTCATGCCCGCCGAGAAGGCCGGCGACGTGATCGCGGCGATCGAGTCCAAGCTCGGCTACAAGGCGACGATCCAGTTCTTGCACGGCATCGGCAAGGGTCTGGGCGAGCATGACGCGGCCGGCATGGGTGCCAACAACAGCGCAGCCCCAAGAACATTGGCCGAGCGTTTGTACCCTGGCGCGACCTGATCTGTTGTTTTAACGCAACAAAGCCCGCTTCATCGCGGGTTTTCTTTTTGCGGCCGCGCATTGCGAGATTCGCATCAGTGTTGTATATTCACAACCGATTGGTGCCGAATTCTCCGACGAGGCATCGAGTGACCCCCGAAGTCTCATTTTTGGAGCTTATCAATGGCAACTCTCCCCACCAAGGCTGGCGCGGTCACTTTGACTGATTTCGCCAAGTCCATCGACCCCAACGGCTCTACAGCCACCGTCATCGAACTGCTCTCGCAGTCCAATGAAATCTTGCAGGACATGACCTTCATCGAAGGTAACCTGCCCACCGGCCACCAGAGCACGATCCGCACTGGCCTGCCTACTCCGACATGGCGCAAGCTGTATCAGGGTGTGCAGCCCACCAAGAGCACTCGCGCACAGGTCGTCGACACCTGCGGCATGCTGGAAGCCCGCAACGAGATCGACGTCAAAGTCGCCTCGCTGAACGGCAACACAGCTCAGTTCCGCATGTCCGAAGCCATGTCCGAGATCGAAGGCATGAACCAGGCCCTCGGCGAAACTCTGATTTACGGCGACACGTCCGTGAACCCTGAGCGCTTCACCGGCTTGACACCTCGCTACAACACCCTGTCCGCTTCTGTGCCCACAAGCCAGAACGTGATCGACGCTGGCGGCACCGGCTCCGACAACACCTCGGTGTGGTTGGTGGTCTACGGTGAGAACACCATCACCGGCATCTATCCAAAGGGCTCGCAGGCTGGTTTGAACCACCAAGACCTGGGCGAGATCGACGCCTTCGACGCATCCAACAACCGCTATCGCGCTTACGCCGATCTGTGGAAGTGGGACGTGGGTTTGGCCGTTCGCGACTGGCGCTACGCCGTGCGCATCGCCAACATCGACGTGTCCGACCTGGTCGCCCAGAGCGGCACCCAGGCATCGACTGCCGGCACTGCACTGATCAAGACCATGATCCGCGCAATGGCTCGCATCCCGATGATGGGCATGGGTCGCCCTGTGTTCTACGCGAACCGCACAGTGAAGGAATTCCTGAGCATCGCCGCGATGGACAAGTCGAACGGCGCACTGGCTGTCCAGCCTGCCGCCAACCAGTTCGGCACTGTGGCTCCTGGCTCCGTGAATAACGGCACCACGACCTTCCTGGGTATCCCGGTTCGCACCGTGGACCGCATCCTGTCCACTGAGGCCCGCGTGGTCTGATCAAGCTAGGGGCTTCGGCCCCTGGTTTGTCCTCCCCCATTTTTCAAGGAACCCATCATGATCCTCGATACCCAAGAAACATTCAGCGACGCCCAGAGCGTTGCATCCGCTGCTGGCGACGTGGCCTCGACCAACGTCTACGACACCGGCGCTGCTGCCGACATCGGCATCGGCAATGACGTCTACCTGTACGCCAAGATGAACGCCGCCCTCGTTGGTGCTGGCGCGTCCATCGCTGTCGTGTTGCAGGACTCGGCCGACAACTCCACCTTTGCCGACGTGCAAGTGGTCAGCAAGGTCACTCCCGTGGCCTCCGCTGTCGCCAACGCCGAGCTGGTTCGCGCCCGCCTGCCGATCGGCCTGCGCCGCTACATCCGCTTGGCCTACCGCATCTCTGGCGCGACCACCACTGGTGGCACTGTGACTTCGGCCCTGGTGCTGGATGTGCAGGCCCAGCAGTACGGCGCTAGTGGCTTCACGGTGGCCTGATGCGAGTCGTAGCCAACTCCATCGGCTACTTCGGTGCACTGCGCAGCGCAGGCGACGAGTTCGAGGTGCCAGACGGCACCAAGGGCTCCTGGTTTGCGCCCGTAGCGCCCGAGGGTAAGGCGAAGTCAGCCAAGAGCAAGGCCAAGAGCGAGAGCTCTGAGCCTGAGCAACCAGGCGACGAAGTCTCAGACGCGATCTGAGGCGCGCCCAAGGGCAAACGAACACGGGCGCTTTATGCGCCCGTTTTCATTGTGATAACCGCATCAGCGGGATAGAATTCAGCAACACACACAGGAGCCCACCATGGCACTCGTCAGCATGAAAACCGAGGGCGAGATGACCGCCCAGCCCATCAGCAACGAATACGGCTATGGCACCGAGATCCGTTTGAACGAAGACCAGTGCGCAGCTCTTGGCATCATGAAGCCGCTCGAGGCCGGCACCAAGGTGTCGATCGAGGCCGTGGCCTTCGTCAAGTCGGCCACCCAGAGCATCGGCGACGATGCCGACGACACAGCCCCCGAGGTCTACATGTGCCTCCAGATCACCGACCTGGGCATGAAACCCATGGCCGGCCGCGACAAGAAGGTCATGGCGAAGTCGCTCTACGCAGACGGCGAGGAGTGATCCATGGCGTCCGATGTCTCCATTGCCAACCGCGCCCTGACCAAGCTGGGCGCTGATCGCATCCTGCTGCTTACCGATGAGACGCAGGCGGCGCGCACAATCAACTCCATGTATGCCGACGTGCGCGACGCGGAGATCCAGCGCTATCACTGGAAGTTTTCGATCAAGCGGACCAGCCTGTCTGCGCTCGTCGCTGCTCCTGCCTGGGGCTACGACTACCAGTACCCGCTGCCGGCCGACTACCTCGGCCTGGTGCAGGTCGGCGAGTATTACGCCCGCGCACTGAATGACAAACGCGCGCCCTGGTCGGTCGAGAACGGCATGATCCTGACCAACCTCGAGGCCCCACTCAAGCTGCGCTACAAGGCCCGCATCGAGAACGCGGCGATGTTTGATCCGCTGTTCGTCGAGGTGTTCGCCAGCAAGCTGGCGATGGAAGCCTGCGAGACGCTGACACAGTCCGCCTCCAAGTACGATGCTGCCGCGCAGGGCTACAAATTCGCGCTGAGTGAAGCCGCACGCCAGGACGCCATCGAGAACCCGCCGGACGAGTACCCCTGGGGCACTTGGCTGGACTCGCGAGAGGCTGACTGATGACCAAAGCCTCCCCCATTCTCGAGAACTTCAACACGGGCGAGATGTCGCCCCTGCTGGCTGGCCGTGTCGGGTTCGACAAGTACCCCAACGGCGCGTCGATCCTGGAGAACTTTATCCCGACGACGCAGGGCCCCAACCAGCGCCGCGCCGGCACTCGCTACGTCTACCCGGTCAAGGACAGCGACAAGAAGGTGCTGCTGGTGCCGTTCGAGTATTCCGTCACCCAGGCCTACATGCTGGAGTTCGGCGACTTCTACGTCCGGTTCTACACCTGGGACGCGGTGACCAAGGTGCGCGGCATCTTGTTGTCTGGGGGCGTGCCTGTCGAGGTGGCGACGCCTTACTCTGTGGCTGATCTCTACAACGCCGACGGCACACCTCGCCTGCGCTACGTTCAATCGGGCGACTTCCTGTACCTGACGCACTCCAAATACCAGCAGCGCATCTTGAAGCGCCTCACCGCAACCTCATTCACGATGACGGTCTACGACTTCACGGGTGGCCCGTGGATGTCGCTCAACGACACGGCGGCGACCGTCTACTCCAATGCTGAGACAGGCTCCGTCACCCTGACGGCAAACGTCGACATCTTCGAGTCCGGCCATGTCGGCTCGCTGTTCTATCTCGAGGCACGCGACACCAACTCTGTGCCGGCCTGGGAGGTTGGCAAGGCCATCACAGCTGGCGCGCGTCGACGTTCCGACAACAAGACATACGAGGCACTGAACTCGGCCACCACCGGGACCAGCAAGCCCGTGCACACCGAGGGCGCACTGATCGACGGCGACTCTGGCGTGCAGTGGCAGTACCGAGATGCTGGCTACGGATATGTGCGCATCACCGGCTACACCAATGCAAGAACCGTGACGGCTACCGTGATTGACCGCCTGCCATCGCAGGTCGTTGGCTCTGGTGCCGCGACCTCCCGCTGGGCCTATGGCGAGTGGTCAACCGTCGAGGGCTGGCCGTCCGATGTGGCGTTCTTTCGAGAGCGCCTGTGGTTTGGCAGAGGCCAGACAGTGTGGGGCTCGGTGTCTGCCGACTTTACCGACTATGCGCCCAAGACCTACGGCCAGGTCACTGCCGACATGGCGATCACCGTGACGCTGGTGTCTGGCAAGATCAACGACGTGCAGTGGATGGCAGCCGACAAGGATCTCGTCGCTGGCACGGCTGGCGGTGAATTCGCCATCGGCGAGCTGACCAACGGCGAGCCCCTGGGCCCTGCCAACAAGCGCTCACGCCTGATGAGCGCATTTGGATCGCGGGCCATCCCTCCGATCAAAAACGTCGAGTCGCTGCTATTCATTCAGCGGTCTGGCTTGAAAGCGCGCGAGACGTTCTTCGACTTCGGATCCGACGGCTACAAGTCGAGCGACACCACCGTGCTGGCCGAGCACATCACAGCCAGCGGCATCACCCAGATGGCGTTCGCGGCTGACCCTGACCAGGTTGTTTGGTGCGTCAGAGCCGACGGCATGCTGCTGGGGTTTACCTGGAACAACGAGCAAAGCGTGCGCGGCTGGCACCGTCACCCGATTGGCGGCTCTGGCATTGTCGAGTCGATCGCAGTCATGCCAGCGGCAGAGGGCGACCGCTCCGAGCTGTGGCTGGTGGTGCGCCGCACGATCAATGGCGTCACCAAGCGCTATGTCGAATACCTCGAGCGCCAGTACCGCATCGGCGATAGCCAAGCCTCGCAGTTCTATGTCGACAGCGGCCTGACCTACACCGGCACGGCCACCACGACGATCTCAGGCCTCGGCCACCTCGAGGGCCAGACCGTCAGCGTGCTGGTGAACGGGGCCCCGCATCCCAACGTGGTGGTGACCTCTGGCGCGATCACGCTCCAGATCGCTGCGACCACCGCGCAGATCGGCCTGCCCTGCCCAGCCCGCTACCGCTCCATGCGGCTCGAGGCCGGAGCTCAGGACGGCACCAGCCAAGGCAAGACCAAGCGGATCCACAAGTGCGTGCTGCGGCTGCTCTACACAGGCGGCGGCAAGTACGGCGCGATGAACGGTGGCCCAATGGACAACCTGCTGCTGCGCTCGTCGACGGCAGCCATGAACCAACCAGCCCCGCTGTTCACGGGCGACAAGGTGGTTCCGTGGCCCGATGGGTACAACACTGAGGCCTATGTCGGCTTTGAGATCGACCAGCCCGTCAACGCCGTCCTGGTGGCGGTCATGCCGCAGATCGTGACGCAGGACGCGCGATGAACATCGTCGCCTTCAAGGCCGTCCACCTGCAATGGCTCGAGCTGCAACAGGCCCAGGCCTATCTGAGCGCCGAGATCGCGCAGCCTGAGCATGCGCGCATGATCGAGCAGGCCGGGCAATCCTTCACAGCGATGGTGGGCGACAAGGTGATCGCCTGCTCGGGCACGGCCGAAGTCTGGTCTGGCCGGGCGGTGGCCTGGGCGCTGATCTCCAAGGACGCTGGCCGTCACATGGTCGGCATTCACAAAGCGGTCGCTGGGTATCTTTCTGCGGCAAAATACAAGCGCATCGAAGCGTGGGTCGATGAAGGGTTTGAGCCCGGCATGCGCTGGCTCGAGCTGCTCGGCTTCACGCGCGAGACGCCGCTGCCCATGCGTGGGTTCCGGCCCGACGGTGGCTCCTGCTTCCTATTTTCTAAGGTGAAATGACATGGCTTTTGTAATGCCCCTTTTTGCTGCGCTGGGCACTGCTGCCGGTGCATCTGCCGCAACGGCCGGCATCGCCGGTCTGTCGCTTGCCTCTGGCGCTCTCGGCGTCGTGGGCGCGATCCAGCAGGGCAAGCAGGCCAACGCCGCCGCGCAGTCCGAAGCCAACATGGCCGAGTACAACTCCAAGATGGCCGAGATCCAGGCGCGCCAGGCTTACGCCGCTGCCGGGGTCCAGGAGGACGAGATTCGACGTCGTGGCCGTGTGGCCCTGGGCAACCAGCTGGCGTCCAGCGCCGAGGCCGGAGCAGGCCTCAATGGCGACCTGCTGCGCGAGTCGGTCTTCGGCATTGAGTCTGATGCCATGGCGATCCGCTACGAGGGCGATCTGAAAGCTCAAGGCCTGAAGGACAACGCTGCCCTGCAATCGTCTGCCGCTGCTGTGGCGCGCGATCGCGGCAAGCGAGCCGTGACCGCCTCCTATCTCAACGCAGGCGCTTCAGTCCTGAATTCTGCAACCAGTTACTACGGCGCGACCTCTAAGATCGCATCTGCCGGAAAGGTCGCCTGATGGCACGCGCAATCCCAACCTACCAGCGCCAGAACCTGGCCGGCGGCATCCAGTCCGCACCCAACGCCTCGAGCAGCGTCTCGGCCAATGACCCGGTGGCGCAGGCCTTGGGCAATATCCGCCAAGCCGCAGGCAATGCCGGCAATGCGCTGGCTGACGATGCCATCCGCTTGGCGGCAGAGGGCCGCAAGCAGATCGAGAACGCCGCTGCGGTCGATGTCTCCCACGTGCTGTCGCAGGGCGATGTGTACTGGCAGGAGGACTCCACCAAGCGCATGCAAGCCTGGAAGGTTGGCGACCCTGACCTGCGCGAAGGCATCGGCGCTGACTTCGATAAATGGACGGCCGAGTCTGCGGCCAAGCTGCCGACCGAAGCCTCGCGCAAGTATTTCCAGCAGCACGCTGCGGGCATGAAGGCACGGCTCCAGACCAATGCCTTCTCGTTCCAGGAAAAGTCTGCCACCGCCAAGCTAAACGCCGACAGCGATGCTGGGCAACAGGCTGACGAGAACGTGGTCTACAACGAACCAGGCCGCTTTGGCGAGATCTACAAGCGCCGCATCGAGCCTTTGCTGGCCCGCACCGACATCTCCGAAGCCGAGAAGATCAAGGCTGCCGACATCTACAAGCGCAAACTGAGCCTGGCCGTCGAGCGTGGCGAAATGCAACGCGATCCGGTGGGCTGGTATCGCAAGCGCTTTGGCGAGTTTCGGCCAGCCGAAGCAGCACCGACCACTGGCGCGAGTGGCGGCGGTGCAGGCTTTGATGCAGTCATGCCGCGCATCTTCGCTTCCGAGGGCGGCTATTCAGCCAGCGACGGCAACACTGGCAAGCCCGTAAACTTTGGCATCAATCAGGGCGCAAACCCTGACGTAGACGTCAAGAACCTGACCAAGGAAGGCGCGGCCAAGATCTACAAGGAGCGCTACTGGGACGCCATCAAGGGCGACACCCTGCCAGCAGCCCTGCAAGGCACGGCGATGGATGCTGCGGTCAACCAGGGCCCGGCCAACGCCAAGAAATGGATCGAGGCATCCGGTGGCGATCCGGTCAAGTTCAACCAGCTGCGCCGAGATCACTACGAGATGCTGTTGCAAGACCCGGTGAACCGGAAATACCGCAACGCATGGATGGGACGGCTGACGTCGTATGAGCGCGACGCGACCGGTGGCGGGGGAACAGCTTCCGCTCCTGGCGCACCTTCTGGCGATCGAGCGGCACCAGCTTCGCGGCCTGTCATCGAGCAGCCGGCCACCTTCAAGGGCATGGACTGGGAGCAGCAGGACGCCCTGAAGTCGATGGCCGAGACGCGCATGCGTCAGGACCAGGCACGCCTTCAGGCCGAGGTGGATCTCAAGGTGCGCGACGCTACGGCCATGCAGGCCGACGGCAAGGTCGACCCGTTCAACTTCACGCAAGAGACGTTCACCCAGGCCTACGGTGCCGACGGGGCCCGCCGCTTCCAGGACTACCAGAGCGGCCGGGTGATGGCTGCCGACATCGGCTCCTACATGACCATGTCGCCGACCCAGATCGAGGCCTCGCTCCAGGCGAACCAGGAACGTGTCAACGGCGTCGCGTCTGGCGGTGGGTCTGGCTATGCCGCCGCTGATCAGCGCCAGCAGCTGCGCATCCGTGCCGCTCAGTCGGTGGTGAAGATGCAGCAGGAAGACCCGCAGGCCTATGCCGTCAAAGCTGGCCTGTCGACGGCCAAGCCCCTGGACATGGGCGACCCTGCCAAGTTTGGTGCCGAGCTCGCAAGCCGAGCGGCCACGGCCTCCATGCTGCGCGACACCTACAAAACGCCCTTCACGCTGCTGATGAAGAACGAGGCGACCGCGCTGTCGGCCGGCTTCAACAAGATGAGCAGCGAGCAGAAGCTGGCCTACCTCGGCGCTGTGGCGAAATCCGTCACCGACCCGCAGGCGGCTGCGTCCGTGTTCCAGCAGATCGCGCCTGACAGCCCCGTCACCGCTGTGGCCGGCAAGCTGATGACCATGACCGGCTCGAGCCCGATCGGCGCGGGCATGTTCTCCAGTGGCACGACCTACAACCCCAAGACCGTCGCCACGATGATCATCCAGGGCGAGGAGCTCCTGAACCCCAACAAGGCCATGAAGAAGGAAGACGGCAAGCCCGTGAACCTGATCATGCCCAAGGAACAGGATCTGCGCGACCCGTTCAACAATGCGGTGGGCGCGGCCTTCACCAACCAGCCCCAAAGCGCCGAGGTCGCCTACCAGTCGGTCAAGGCCTACTACGCGGCCAAGATGGCCCAGCTCGGCGACTACTCCGGCAACGTCAACACGTCGGCGGTCAAGGAGGCGATCGAGGCTGTGACCGGTGGCGCGTCGGATTTCCGCAACACCAAGGTGATCCGACCCTGGGGCATGTCCGACGACAACTTCAAGGACAACGCCAAGAAGGCCTTCGATGCCGAGATGGTGCGCCTGGGTCGCAAGGGGCCGGCTGCCAACTTTGCCTCCTACGGCATGGAGAACTATGGCGACGCCTACCGGCTGCGCGCAGGCACTGGCTATGTCGAGGAACGCCCAGGCGTGCCCCTGACGCTGTACGTCACCGGGCCCAGCTTTGCTGGCGCTGGTCGTGGCATGATCAACCCATCACCAGCACAGTAAAACCATGAACCTCTTTTCAGTCGGCGGGACAGAACAAGCCAACCAGGATTCATTTGCACGGGCGAACCCGCTTAAAGCGGACGACCTAAAGGCTGGGTTCTTTGAGGGCATCCCACAGGCAGCCGCGCTCGGCGCTGGTGCTGCCGTCAACAACTATGCAAGGCCCATGGCCGATGCCGCCAAGGGCATCGACAGCATGTTCAAGACGGACATGTCTGGCTGGCTGGCGAAGGAACAGGAAAAGACGCAGCAGGCCTCGCGCGACCTGACCCCGAACCCCGCGACCGTCGGCTGGTTGGGCCAGCAGGTCTACGGCGCGACCAACATGATCGGCAGCGTTGCCATCGGCACGATCGCCACCGGCAACCCCATCACGGGTGCTGCTGTGGGTGCCGCGGCCATGGGTAACAGCGCCTTCAATCAAGCGCGCGAGGACGGCCTCGACTTCAACACGTCGGTCGGCATGGGCGGCATCACGGCAGGCTCCACCTTCATCGGTGCGTTTCTGCCTGTTACGGCCACCACCAACATGGCGACAGGCCTGCTGGGTAAAGCCATGGGCGCAGAGGTCGCAGGCAATGCGGCCACGGCAGCCGCCCTGTACACAGCAGCTGGGGCAACAGCCACCATCGCCACCAACCTCCCGTCCAAGATCGCCGCAGCTGGCGCGATCAACACGGCCACCGGCATCCCTACCCGAGGCGCGACATCGGCGCTGCTCGAGGCCAATGGCTACGCCGACATGGCGAAGCAGTACGAGGCCTTCAGCATGTCCGAGATGATCAGCGACTTCGCGGTCGGCTCGATCTTCGGCCTGGGCATCCATGGCTACCAGAAGTGGGAGCAGGCCAACCAGAACAAGATCCCGGCTGCGCAGATGTCCGACCTTGATGCTGTGCTGGCGCTGACCAACGCAGCCCACATCGAGATCAAGACATCGCCCGGCATCCCGACCGACCCGGCCACTCGCGAGGCGCACGTCGCTGCCATCAACAAGGCGCTGACCGACCTGGCCGAGGGCCGTCCTGTCGATGTCGGCCAGGCCGTCACCGAGGGCAACTTCATCGAAGACCCCACAGCTGTGCAGACCCGGACGGACATCGTGCGTGTGGTCGAGGATCACATGGGCCCAGAGTGGGAAGGCTTGCAGGCAGATCTCGCCGCACGCGGCATGCCGACCGACACGAACCTGTACCAGGTGACCCGCACGCCGGCAAACCAGATGTCTCAGGTGCGACCGACCATGGAGGTCAACCGCATCATCGAGCGCGGCAAGGCCGAGGGCTGGGACACCGAGCGCATGATCACTGAGCTCGAGACGCTGAAGGGCAAGCTCGAGCAGCGCAACGAAGCCCAACTCGAGGCCAGGACAGGCGATCGCGTGCGTGGCGAATTGTGGGTGCGTGAGCGCCTGCTGCGTGCCGAGCGCAATGGCGAGCTGCCACCCGAGGCTGTCCGCCTGGCGAACTGGCTGATCGACCAAAACCCGAACCTGGTCGCCGACATCGGCCTGTCGTTCAAGAAGTCCGGCGATGTGCAGGGCGAGGCCGGCGGCTACAACCCGCTGGCGCGCATCGTGACGCTGATCAAGGGCCGGGCCAACGACGAGACGGTCATTCATGAGATCTTGCACCACGCCGAGCGCATGATGCCGGAGGGCGTGCAGAAGGCGATCCAGGCCGAGTGGTTCAAGGAGTTGCGCGCCGTCACCCAGATGGCGACCCGCACCCAGAACCAGACGCTGATGAAGGCCACAGACGATGCGCTGCGGGCTGCCAACGGCGACGAGCGCGCCTTCCGCAACCTGGCCGAAGCGATCGCCAACGGCGAGGCCGACGACCGCTTTTACGCCCTGGCGAACCCATCCGAGTTCTGGGCCGTCAATGGCTCCAGGATCCTGCGCGAGCGGGCCAGCGAGGGCTGGGTGCAGCAGGCCAAGCAGTGGCTGGCCGAGTTCATCGAGAAGGTCAAAGCCACCTTCGGCCTGCGCTCTGACGCTGCCGTGATCCGTGGCCTCAACGATGTGCTGAAATCCGACGGCGCGTTCCTGAACGACAACCTGCTGGCCGATGCTGCCGTGCCGCGCATGAAACAAGTCACCCGCGACAGCGTCGAGCGCCCAGGCCGCGACACTGCCCAGGAAAACCTGAACGGCTTCGAGCCGGACCTGCGCGTGCGCGTGCCCATGGGCAAGATCGAACTGCCGGCCAAGCCGCTGGTGCTGACCGGCACCAACAAGAAGAACGCCGCGCGCCAGATCGCAGGCATCGACGAGACGCTGGCGAAGTTCCCCGACGCCGACACATCGCCGCTCGAGTGGTCCAAGATGATGGCCTACGCCATGGCGACCGACGACGTGCCAGTCCCGCCCTACCGGTTCCTGAAGGACATCAACAGCGACGGCGCTTTCCGCAGCCTGTCGCGCCTGTCGGCCGGCCAGATCGCCGACGCCAAGCACGGATTCGAGAACGCCCAGGCCTTCCGCGACGCCTACGTCAACAAGGAGCTGGACGTCGAGACGACCGGCAAGCTGTTCATGTGGTCGTTCCTGTCGCGTGGCGTGAGCCCGTACACACAGGAGGGCCTGTTCATCGACGGCTTCAAGGGCGCTGGCGACTGGATCAAGAAAGCAGCCGACGGCAACCTGACCGAGGCCGACTTCCCCGCCTACAAGGCATGGGCAAAGTCGGTCGCGCCGCAGGGCTCGGGCCAGCCAGGCTCTGGTGCCACGCATAACCTGAACGCCTTCGGCAAGCTGTTCCTGTTCAAGATGGGCCAGAAGGACGAGAACGGCGTCTCGTTGCTCCAAAAGATGCACACCCTGATGGAAGACCCCGAGGTCACCGGGCAGCAGATCCGTCGCTGGTTCATCGAGAACACCGAGGGCGTCGGCATCGACAACAAGGTCGTGTCGTTCACGCTCCTGGTGGCGGGCTTCAAGGATCTGATGGTGCTCGACCGGGTCCAGATCCGGCAGCTGTGGGACGATGGCCGCTTTGGCGATCGCAACCTCTATGACGGGCGCAAGGTCGACGGCAAGCCCGTGGCCGGCTCGGCGCTGTCGGAGATCACCTACGGCGCACGCGGCCTGCTGATCTACGAGGCCATCGAGCGCGCTCTCGAGAAGCGCATCGTCAACCTCTACACCTCGCTGGGCCGTCCAGAAGACGGCAGCGTCGGCCGCTACCACTGGGAGACGTGGGTCGCCGACAGCCAGCAGGAGGCCAGCCACGGCACGCTGGACGCGATCCTGATGGACGCCAAGGGCAACACCGAGATGATCCCGCAGGTGACCGCCAACGACGGCGAATACGGGGCCTATGCCTACGGCGCGCGCTACGGTCGCGATGCGGACGGCCAGCCCTATTTCATGTACGGCCTGAACGGTGGCGACGAGTACCGCTTCACAGTCGGGGCTTTCCGCGAGTTCCTCGATGCCGTAAAATTACCCAAGAACGGCGTCGTCCCGACAAAGTTCAAAGTCACGGAAGCCGGCAATGCCCCTTGGTACGAACGACCCGAAGTCAACAGACAAGCCCTCGACGAGCTCGCCCAGCGCTACGCCGGAGAGCCCGGCACGGGCGAAGGAGCGGGAACTGTTCCAACGGATGGCGCGGGTCAAGCAGTACCCGATAGCGCCGGACGAGGAGCCACAGGCCCCGACCCCTACAGCGCCGAAACGGTAATCATCAACAACCCTGCACTGACGATCATCGGAGCCGATGGCGAGATGGTGTCAGCCGGTCGTGCGCTTACCGCAGCTGATGCGGAAATCGCTACGGCAAAGCAGGAATCGCAAGGCTACGATGCGGCTGTGGCCTGCGCCCTGAGAGGCTGACATGAAAGACAAATGCGTTGCCGCCGGCGCCCAGGCCATTGGCCGCGACATCACCACGCAGGAAGCCCAAGGCCTCGAGGACCGCATCCTCAAGAACATGCGCTTCGAGGCGTCCAAGGATCCGGCGGCGTTTCGTGCGCTGTCGTCCGATGAGCGTCTCAAGCTGGGCGCAAGCCTGGCAGCCGACGAGCTGATCAAGGAGGCCGACCTCAAGAAGCGCCGCATCGTCATGACCATCCAGGCGCATGACCGCATCGAGGGCTTTTTGGGCGAGGCACGCGCTGCCGGCATGGAAGACCTGGACGCCCTCAAGCGCACCCTGGTGTTCGTCGCCGACGGCAAGAGCAACACCATGTCGGTCGAGAGCCGGGGCACAGCCATCCGCAACGATGCCGTGCGCCAGCTGGTGGACACCTTCGAGGCTGTCGATCCGCGCTTCTGGGGCCTGTTCGAGAGCCCCGAGGGCGTCAAGATGCTGACCCGCGCGATCTTCGGCGAGAAGACCGGCAACGCCCAGGTCGACAAGGGCGCGCAAGCCTGGCTCGACGTGGCCGCTCAGATGCGCGACGCCTTCAACAAGGCGGGCGGCAAGATCGGCCTGCTGGAGAACTGGTCGCTGCCGCAGCACCACAGCCAGGCCAAGGTCAACAAGGCCGGCGCTGACACCTGGATCCAGGACACCCTGCCCAAGCTGAACCGCGAGAAATACGTCAACGACGACGGCACGCGCATGAACGACCAGCAGCTCGAGGAAGTGCTGCGCAATGCCTGGCTGACGCTGGCGACCGGTGGCATCAACCAGATCACGCCTGGCGCACCTGGCGGCGGCATGCTGGCAAACCGGCGCGCTGCGCACCGCGAGCTGCACTTCACTGACGCCGACGGCTACCTGGCCTACCAGGAAAAGTACGGCGACAAGTCGCTGTGGGGTGTGATCACCGGCCACATCGAGGGGCTCTCCAAGGAGATCTCGATGCTGGAAACCTACGGCCCGAACCCCGACGCGACCTTCAACCTGTTCCTCGAAAAGAGCGTGCAGAAGCAGGCGATCAACGACCCGGCCTCCACCGAGGCAGCCCAGCAGGAAGCCCGTCGGCTGTCCTCGCTCTACGACTACACCACCGGCAAGACCACGCCGATCGTCAATGAGAACCTGGCTCAGACCTTTGACACGCTGCGCAACTGGCTGGTGTCCTCTCGCCTGGGCTCGGCCGTCATCACGTCGCTGACCGACGAGGCGACACTGCACCTGACCGCGCAGGTCAATAACCTGCCCGAGGTCCAGTTGATCCGAAACGAGCTGGCGGCTCTGAACATCGCCAACAAGACCGAGGAGAACCTGGCGCACCGCGCAGGACTTGGCCTCGACACCATGCTCAACCACCTGAACCGGTGGGGCGCTGACAATCTGGGCCCGACGTTCTCGTCAAAGATGGCGAACACCGTCATGCGGGTGTCAGGCATGGAAGCCCTCGACGGGGCCCGGCGTCGCGCGTTCGGCGTGACCATGATGTCGTCGCTGGGCGAGGTGGTCGGCAAGTACGACAGCCTGGGCAAGCTCGATGCAGACGACAACCGGATCCTGCTGTCCAAGGGCATCACCGAGACGGATTACCAGATCTGGCGCTCGGCCCAGCTTGAGAAGTGGGGCGCTGGCAATGGCGTGCTGACACCCGAGTCGATCATGCGCATCCCCGAGGCCGCGATCTACGAGGCATCCAAGGGCCGCATCGCCGAGCTGCAAGCCGAGCAGCAGGCCAAGATCGACGGCATCAATCAGATGTCGGCCATGACGCCCGAGGCCAAGGCCGCATCCATCGCCGACTGGTCCAAGGTCTACGGCGAGCAGATCGCCAACGTCACCGACACAGCCCGCCGCAATGCGGTGCTGCGCCTGCTGGCTGTGGTGCAGGAAGAAACCGACATGGCCGTCATCCGGCCAGGCGCGGCCGACAAGTTTCTGACCGGTGCCGGCATGGAGCGCGGCACCTGGAAGGGTGAACTGACCCGCTCGTTCTTCCAGTTTAAAGCCTTCCCCCTGGCGATGATCTCCCGGCACTTCATGCGCGGCATGAGCATGGAGACGGCTGGCGGCAAAGCGCTTTACCTGGGCAGCCTGATCGCCGGCACCACCATCCTGGGCGCTGTGTCGCAGTCCGTGAATGACCTGCTGTCCGGCAAGGATCTGCGCAACTACAACCCGTTTGAGGGTGAGCACGGGGCCAAGAACTGGATGGCCGCGTTTTTGAAGGGCGGCTCGCTGGGCCTTTACGGCGACTTCCTGTTCTCCGGTGCAACCCAGCACAACCAGGCGGGCCCGATCGCCGCGGCGCTGGGCCCTGTGGCCGGCCTCGTCGAGGAAGCCTTCAAGATCACCCAGGGCAACATCGTCCAAGCCATGCAGGGCAAGGACACGAACTTCGGCGCGGAGGCCGTGCGCTTCGTCAAGGGAAACACGCCAGGGGCCAACCTCTGGTACGCCAAGGCGGCGCTCGACCACATCATCTTCCACCAGCTGCAAGAGTATTTCAGCCCAGGCTACCTCGCGCAGATGCAGCGCCGGGCTCAGAACGAGTTCGGCCAGCAGTTCTGGTGGACGCCAGGCACCGGCACGGAAGGCATGCGAGCCCCAGATCTGGGCCGGGCTGTCGGCCAGTAAGGTGTTGTGAAATCACAACGCCTGCTTTTTTGTGGTGTGAAAACCACATCATTGATAGAATCCCACCAACGAATTTAGAGGCCATCCATGACCGTCCCAACAAGCACCGCCAAGTCCGGCCCTTATGCGGGCTCGGGCACGACTGGACCCTTCACCGTCGGATTTCGATTTCTGGAGAATTCACACCTTCAGGTCATCCGCACCTCCAGCACGGGCGTCGACACGACCCTGGCGCTGACCACTGACTACACCGTGTCTGGCGCTGGAGGCGCTTCTGGTTCCGTCACCCTGGTGGCAGCCTTGGCCGTCGGCCAGCAGCTGACCATTATCCGCAACGTGCCATTCACCCAGGATGCCGACTACGTCCAGAACGACGCCTTCCCGGCCGAGTCGCATGAGCGCTCGCTGGACAAGCTGACCATGCAGACGCAGCAGCTGCTCGAGGCCGTGGACCGCGCGGCCAAGCTGCCTGTCACCAGCACAGCCGACTCCGAGGAGCTGGCCGCAGACATCACGCTGCTGGCGAACAACATCACCAACCTGACTGCCGTCTATAGCGCGATCCCAGCGATCACGACCGTGGCCAACGATCTGAACGAGCCGGTGTCCGAGATCAACACGGTGGCGACCTCGATCGCCAACGTCGACGCGGTGGGCACGAACATCTCCAACGTGAACACGGTGGCCGGTGTCTCTGCCGCAGTCAGCACCGTGGCGACCAACATTGCCTCAGTAAACAGCGCGGCTTCCAACATGGCCGCGATCATCGACGCACCTGCGCAGGCAGCTTCTGCTGCGGCATCGGCTGCTGCCTCTGCCGCCTCTGCTGCCTCTGGCCTGTACAGCGCCGTGCAGGCTACAAGCGCCGACTACACCGTCGTGGCTGGCGATGCTGGCGACCTGATCCGTGTGACCACCACAGGCGGCGCGCGCACGATCACCCTGCCTGCGATCTCGTCGGTGTCCGACGGCTTTAAGGTGGCGATCGTCAAGTGGACGGGCGACGCCAACGCGGTGACAGTGGCCCGCTCTGGCTCCGACACGATCAACGGAGCAACCAGTTTTGCGCTTGGGACGCAGTACTCCAGCGCGATCTTTGTTGCTGATTTTGAGACGTCTCAATGGTTCGCCTCGGCTTCTGGCTTTGGCACGACCAGCGTGGTGGTAGACCGTTTCAGCGGCAATGGCTCGACAGTCGGGTTCACGCTGACTGGAGATCCAGGCACGGTGAACAACACATCGGTGTTCGTTGGTGGTGTCTACCAGCAGAAGAACACGTATTCGGTTTCGGGTGTAACGCTCACGTTCAGTTCGGCACCTCCGTCTGGCACAGGTAACGTCGAGGTGGTTTGGACGCAGCCTTTGGCGATCGGCGCGACAACTTCTGATCTCGTGAAGTACGCACCAGCAGGCACAGGATCAGTCGCCACCACAGTGCAAGCTAAGCTGCGGGAGAGTGTGAGTCCTGAAGATTTTGGAGCAGACCCTAGCGGCGCAACAGATAGCGCGGCAGCTTTTACACAGGCGCTTGCAGCATCCAAAGAAGTAAAAGGCACTCCCGGTGCCGTCTACTTAATTGCGTCAACTGTTACTGTAACCAGCGATAAAACTCTTACAGCAAATGGAGCTTCGTTTAAAGGTTCATTGGGAGTAACGTGCTTTCGTCTAACTGGGAATAACAACACGTTTCAAGGATGGAAAGTCGCGGCTGAGAGCGCCTTGTATTTCATACGTAACGACGGTCAGCGAAATTCTTTCCAGAACAACACATTCAGCGGGAACGTGGGCCACTACATCTTTTCGCCAGGTGCGCTCTACACGAAAGTTATCGGAAACGCTTTTGAGTGTGAGTCGGACACCGACGTGACGACGTGCGTGGTTTTTGAAACCTGCCAACACTTCGTATTCAGCGGCAACTCATCCAACGGCGTGCCGATTGGGTGGACGGTACAGGTGCGCAGTTCCTCACAAAGCGGCGTCATCACAGGAAACACGTTCCGACAATTCATCTGGCAGGACACCAAGACCGCCACTGCAGGGCAAACGGTTTTTAACTTCACCCTGGGCTCGGTGGTGAATTTCAAGGGCATCCAAGTTAACGGCAAGCCCGTGACGCAGGGCTACACCATCACCGGCACTGGGCCCAGCTACACCGCCACGTTTGCAGCCGGGCGCACTGCTGGCGAATCCATCAAGCTGGTCGGCTACCGGGGCGCGGAGAACGTGCAGTTGAATACGTCTGCGTTTGACATCACGGTAGCCAACAACGTCATCAACGGTACGGGAGACTCTGGAATTGTCTGTCTTGCGGACCGCGTGACGATTACCGGCAACATCGTCAAGAACGCGGCCTACTGTGGCATTGCGCTGTACGGCGGTCAGAACAACATCACGGTTAGCGGTAACGTCATCAGCGACTGTTCGCAACTGGATGATGGTCTTGCCAGCCCCGAAAACCCTGGGCTGGCATCCACGTTCAACGGCGGCATCATGGTCAGCGGTTCTCAGATCGCCGTCACTGGCAATGTGATCGTCAACGACTCCGGGACGATGGCTTATGGCATCCGCGTCAACACAGTGGACAACGTGGAGGACGGCAGCTCGGACAAAGCGATCAAGATCGGCAACAACGTCTTCCGAGGTTCGTTCTCGGCCGGCAAGGTGTGGATGCCCCAAGACACCTTTGGAAAGCGGATCGCCTCGGTAACGATCACAGATGGCCTGATCACGCAGTACCCCGGAAAAATTGCCATGGATGCTGCTTGGGTGAACGTCCCGACAAGCAACGATTACTGGACGAATTCAGGTTTCGGCGGGACGTATTCCGTGCGCGATACGGCGACAAAGCTAGGCGGAGTAGCTTCATTGCGTACCGTCGCCGGTGAGTACGTTGACTTTGCTCCGACCGCCAAGGGGATGTTCAAAAATTGCATTGTAAAGATCAATTTCTGGGCAAAGAACAACAGCGGGTCGTCGTACTGCTCAGTCTTCTCTGTGCTTTCCGGGCTTAATGCTGCGGTCACGGTGAACATCACGGACACAAACTGGCGTGAGTACACGCTGATGGTTCCTCTTACAGAGAACTTGACTGAGTTGGGCTTGATTCGATTTGGGGCCAATAGTGGAAACGCAAACATCCAGCATATTGATGTATCGATGATCCGTATCTAAACGTGTAATTCAGCCAGTGCGTAGTATTTAAAACAGTAACATACAGGCAAAGATGACCCCAATAGAACGCGCCGAATTCATCGCAGACGTGGCGGCTGCAATCCAGATCGCCCCACCTGCTTTGACTGACGACGAGCAGCGCTGGGTTCGCATGGCGATACAGCGTGAGGCTCAGTCGATCGAGCTGCGCCGGGCCATCATCGAGAAAACTTTAAGCGGTCTGGTGTGGTCGATGCTGATCGCGGTCGGCTACCTTATCGCAGACTTTTTCAGAAACCACGGCTTTAAATGATCGACCCCATCACCGCCCTGGCCGCTGTCACAACTGCCGTCAATCTGGTCAAGAAGGCCGTCAAGACAGTTGAGGATGTGCGCAGCCTTGGGCCTGTGCTGGGCAAGTATTTCGACGCCAAGGCCGATGCGGTGAAGGTGCTGGAGGAGGCCAGCAAAGGCGGCTTTGGCGGCTCCAATATGGGCAAGGCCGTCGAGCTCGAGCTGGCTGTCGAGAGTGCTCGCCAGTTCGAGGAGCAGGTCAAAAGCCTATTCTTTCCGAACAACATGGATGTTTGGGAGAAGATCGTCAATCGTCGCAAGCAGATGGACGAGGACGACAAGGCGCAACGGCGACGCGCGACAGATGCCGCAATTCAGCTGCGCAAGAAACGCCGAGAAGCCCTCGAATTTTGGACTGCCATCACGCTGGCGGTAATTGTGTTTGTGGTGCTGATGTGGATCGGCATCGAGGTGCTGATGTATTGCAAATCCGCCAGGTGCGGTAACTGAGGACACAACATGGACTTACTGCTCAACCTGCTCAAGGGCGTCGCTCCGGCGCTCGCCACTGTTGTGGCTGGCCCACTGGGTGGTGCTGCAATCACAGCGATTGCCAACAAGCTGGGCGTGGAGGACACGCTCCAAGCCGTCACGGCTGCCGTGAAAAACGACCCCGAGGCCGCAGCGAAGCTGGCCGAGATCGACCTGGCTCAGTTTGAGGTCGAGCAGACCAACGTCACCGACCGCTGGGAAGCTGACATGGCAGCCGACTCCTGGCTGTCAAAGAACATCCGGCCACTGGCCTTGCTGCTCATCCTGGGCGCGTACTTCTTGTTCGCCATGATGTCGGCCTTCGGGCTGAACGCGCAGGAGTCCTACGTCCAGCTGCTGGGCCAGTGGGGCATGCTGGTCATGTCGGCTTACTTCGGTGGCCGCACGCTTGAGAAGATCATGGAAATGAAACACCAGGGGCCGGGCAAATGATCACCGTCGACTTTCTTCAAAAGGCGACCGACTCGTCGCCAGGAAACGCGGTCAAATACATCGACGCCATAAACGCTGCGATGGAGCGCTTCGAGATCAACACGCCCAAACGGATCGCTGCCTTCCTGGCGACTGTCTCGATCGAGTCGGCCAGGCTGTCGGCTGTCGAGGAGGGTCTCTACTACTCCAGCCCAGAGCGCCTGGCGTCGATTTTTAAGCGCGCCTTCCGGGATGCGGATGACGCAAGGCCCTATGCGAAAAACCCAAAGTCACTGAGCTTAAAGCTGTACCAAGGCTTCCATGGTCGCGGACTGATCCAGCTGACCTGGGAGGCCAACTACCGCAAATGCGGCGAGGCCCTGGGCGTGGACTTTGTGGCCGATCCTGCGCTGCTGACGACGCCAAAATATGCGGCTCTGTCTGCGGCCTGGTTCTGGAAAGCCAACGGCTGCAACGCAGCAGCCGACCTGGGCGACATGACCAAGGTCACGGCCATCGTGAACGGCCCAGCCAAGCTGCACCTGGCCGAGCGCAAGGCACAATACATCATGGCGCTGGGGGCCTTCCCTGCCGCCGACAGCAACGGGGCTACGGCCTAACAGGGAGGTTTATGCCACTGACACTTGTTCCGACTTCAATGATGGGCTCAGGCGCTGCCGTTCAGGTGGTGTCCGCATCCAACGCGGCAAACACGGTTATCTCGGCCACGATACCTGCGGACAACACCATCCCGCAGATCACCGAGGGCACCCAAGTTCTGACTGCCACGATCACTCCAACGTCAGCGGATAGCATCTTGCAAGTCGATGCCGTGGTGCACGGCTCCGAGCTGACCAACGTCGGTGACTCAATTCTTGCCGCGCTGTTTCGTGATGCAGGGGCCAATGCCGTAGCGGCTGGCTTCATAGGCGGCATGAACGGCGGTGGCAACTTCCTGACAAGCGGCACTGCTGTCATTCGCTATCGGGTGGTGGCTGGTTCAGTTGCGGCCACCACGTTTACTGTGCGTGCGGGCAATAACACAGGCTCGATGACGCTGAACGCCACACACCAGAACATCAATCTTGGCGGGCTCATTGCGTCCAGCCTGACGATCACCGAGATCAAGGCCTAAGCCTGCCCCATGGCGATCGCCTTGCCCGTCAGATCGGCTGCGGCCTTTGCGGCACCGGTCTGCATGTAGGCATAGCCGGCCGTGGTGTCTGTCGACGCATGGCCGAGCAGCGACCCCACAGCTTCAAGCGTCAGGCCAGCTGACAGGCCCGTGGAGGCGTAGAAGCGACGCAGGGCGTGCATCCGCAGGTTCGTGACCTCGGCGCGCTTTAGCACCCCTTTCCATCCGTTCTTTGGCGACTGCAACGCTGTGCCCTCAAGCCGGCCGCAGCTC